ATACCAGTGGCTGTGCGAGAAATTTGAACCGAAGTTTCAAGCCGGAGATTTCAAAGGCTTCGACAAGCGTCATCACCCGGTTTTCCGAGCAAAAGCTTATTCTATTATACGTGATTTGCTTGGTGATCTTGTGACAGACGATGAGTGGCAATATTTCTACGAATCACAAACTACAGCCCCCGCTCAAGTAGGCGACGTCAAATTTCAGACCTTTGGTAATCACTGGAGTGGTAATTTCTTCACTACTATTATTAATAACTTAGTTGTATGTATGTATATCTATTACGTATTCAAAAAGTATTACCCCGATCTCAAGGTTTCTGAATACCTACGAATCAAATGTCTTGGTGACGATCACATTCTAGCGATTCACCCGGAAATTGAGTTCACTGGACCCATGATTCAGCGACAAATGGCATCAATTGGACAAACCTATACTTCCGACAAGAAGGATATGGAAATCCAAGACTACCAAAAGTTTGAAGATATCACCTTCCTTGGAGCAAAACCAGTTCGACTTTTTGGTATGTACACTGGAGCCATTATCGAAACAACGGCTTGGCGAGCGCTCTCTTGGACGAAGTGCAACAATGCTGCACTGTACCAAGTTTGTCAACAAATGAGCGAATACATGTCTCAACATGGCAAAAAGAAATACAATGCCTTCAATCTTGCGATTAATCGCGCGCTCACGATCAACCAACTTGAAAATATTTGTTTTCCGGCGTGGGATGAGATTGCCCCTATTGTAGCTACCCGACAAGTTAGTGATGATTTTTTATTTTTTACTCAAAAAGCCATAGATCCCAGTTTCTTTGAGAAACACGCTAAAATGTCGTGTCCCCTTTCCCGCTGCCGTGCGAAGAATTTTGACACTGTCAAACAAATGAAGAATCATTTTCTCCAAGAACATGTCCAACTCCGAACTCAAATGAATTCTTCAAATGCAGTGCGATCTCTAACAACTTTTCATACCAGTGGAGTCCGAGCGGAAGAGCAGGAGCGAACACCAGCTAGCATTGCTCATCTAGCATTGGGCGAAGAACAGTTTGATCTCCAGACCGGTACAGAAACAGTGATGTTCCGAGAACAGATAACGTGGTCCGCTTCACAATCTGCAGGCACTGTTATTCAATATTGGACGGCACCGTATGGTATTCTTGGTACTGGGAGTCTTAGTAATATCCAAAACATGCCATTTGAACGGTATCAGTACTGGCGTGGAGACGTTGAGCTAACTATTCAGATCAATGCCACGCAATTCCAAACTGGAATGCTCTGTCTGTATTGGTATCCCCTTTCGACGTCGACAAACCTCAATACTGTGAACTGGACTACACAACCTCATGTGTTATTGTCACCAGCTGAAAATACCACTGCGAGTCTCCACATCAAGTATCAATTCCCTAGATCTGTTCTCAACAACAGTGCAGGTTTGGCGATGCTTGATGAAAGAGAAAGTCTTGGAGTTTTTGTGCTGGGTGTGCTGTCACCACTCAACCAGATTGACAGTACGCAAGATGTCACAGTTTCAGTGTATTCGAGGTTCCCAAATAGCAAATTTACAATTCCCCAAGTCACTCCCGAATCTGCTAACATCCCGATCAAACGTGGTTATCAAACGAATCCAAGTGAAGTCGATTTTGTTACGCAGATGGGAGCCAACGTCTCAAGCAGTCGAGGAAGCACTACAAACTACTACATTGAGAACGTAGCTGGCGATGTGCCTGTTCAAACTGGTCCGCAATCGACGACTGGCAATACACAAGATCTTACAGCTGATGTGTCAACCGAAGCCGAAATGATCCCCATGGACAAGCCAATGATTGCTGGCGGTGGAATTCCTGTGGTGAATACGTTCCCAACTTTCTCCCGTGGACAAGGAATGGAAATGACGAATAATCTGGCTCTCCATCCTCAAACCATGCACCGACAACATCAACAATTGTTCGATCCAACGGAAACGAAGATTTCTAGCATGTGTGCTCGGCCTAGTGTTCTTGTTCGTGCAACTTGGAGTGCTAGTCAAAGCCCTGGTCATCGATTGCTAGATATTCCTTTGAATTCACTTCTTGGATCCGAATCGAACGGTAAAATTCCTGCGTGTCTCGCCGTTTTGAATCAGTTTGTGTTTTTCCGATGCTCTTTCGTTTTTCGGATTGTCGCTGTTAGAACTCCCTTTCACGTTGGAAGATTGCGAGTTGTCCCCTCGTATGGATCTCCAGGTCCTGTACCCGATGCTGAGCAAAATAAGTATTACAACCACATTTTGGACTACAATCGGGACTCAAACCTCAACGAAAATGACGCCAATGTAGTTCGTATCAATTACAACCAGCAAAATGAGTTTTTGCGCACTTATGAAGGCCCAAACCAACCGGATCCAGTTCAAAAATACAGTCTTGGATTTTTGTCTCTTTTTGTTGCTACTCAATTGCGTAACACGGCTACAGTGAATGATTCAATTGAACTCCTGATTTTTGTACACCTCGAAGATGTCCATGTTGCCGTTCCCCGACCCTATCCTCTTGTCCGCAACGGATCAACAGTGAATGCTTTTAACATGGGACCAGTCATAGTGATTGAACCAGCCAGTTTGGATGCCCCCGATGAAACAGCTGAAACAGCTGAATTCCTAACTCAGATGGAAGATACTACCAACCCCACTGAGATGGAACAAAGTCGAGATCAATCCCTCACTTTGGCCGACAAACCCGAAACTGCTGTCGACGTAACTCAAGAAGAAGGTCGTCAACCATCGGAAGCCCCTTGCAAGATTTTCCCGGGACAAAAATTTGAATTCTTGGTTACTGACATAGCCGAAGTTCAAAGAAGGTACTATCCGGCGTATACAAATGCTGTTGCATTTTCCACGAATTCAGTCTTGAGCAGTAACAATGCGGCTTTTCTCTGGACTCCGTGGCCAACGCTCCCCTTCGTGGAATTTTTCGCTGGTTGGTTTGGTGGCTTGAAATATCGACTAGTTCTTGGTTCAAATGACAACGGACCTATCTATGTTGAATATTTACCCCTTTATGGCTCCCAGTCCAATGCAAATTTAGTGGCAGCCCCGATCGTTCCATTCGATTCGCAGACATTGGATAGTATTGTCTATCACATGGGCACAAAAACTGAAATCACAGCCCCTACGTCTAGCACTGCTGTTCCTTCGATGGGCATTCGATCCGCTCGGGAAGTTCTGTTTCCACTTCATCGCACCCGTTGGATTGACGTGAAAGTCCCCATGTTTTCTCAATTCGACTACTTCATCGTTCCGGAAACAGTCGACCACGATGATGAAATCAGCCCCGACACAGTCACCGGCAAACCATATGGACGAATTCTTCTCCAGTCAATGAGTGACACCTTCCAAGTTAGTTCGTATAATATATCAGCTTCTGACGAATTTCGATGTGGAATCTGGCGTTGCCCACTTAACTTAGATTTCGTACCATATATTGACGGCTCCGGCGTTGTACCCGAGACAAACGTACTCGGTTACTTCAATGTTGCCGCCTAATGAGCAACCATG